TCTACCGGGTCTGCAACGGTGAGCCCAGAGAACTCTGGAAAGGTACCAGCGCCGACTACGGAATCCTCTTCGGTCAGCCCCTAAGACTGCACTTCACCAACATCAAGAGCAATGGCATGCAGGTCGGGATGAACTACTACGGGTTCATCTCCAGCATCGACATCCAGCACCAGATGTTCAGCATGGATATGGTCCCATCGCTGACGACTGTCGGGATCTCCTTCTCACGGATCCCAGACACCCTGGCCCTGGACTCCAAGAAGGTGGGGGAGGCGTTTGCGAAATGATCTACTACAACACTCGCTACGACCTGGCAGGCGAGGTAGCCGTCGTCCCCACCAGGAATGGGGACGAAATGACCAAGACCGTCTACCGGGTCTTCCCTTCCTCCCAGAGTGGGGTGTTCGGACAGTATGTCTGGCGCGATGGTGACCGGATCGACAAGATCGCCAACTTCTTCCTGGGTAATGCCAGCCGGTGGTGGGAGATCATGGACCTCAACCCTGAGATCCACTCCCCGGCAGAGATCGCCCCTGGGATGTCGATCAGGGTACCGATCAGCAAGGTCGTCAAGTCGTGACCGATCTCCTCGACCCGTATGCCTCCCGTAGTCGGCGGGTGGTTGAGATCTCCTGCGCCTTTCCCGGTAGCGCGGTTCCCGATATCTTCGCCAATCCCCAAAGTATGACCCTCAACCAGAAGGTTAAGGCTCATGATGTTCTGTCCCTGACCTACCTGGAGGAACTCAAAGACCCCCAACGAATCCTCAAAACTGGGTGCCCGGTCAGGGTCACCTGGGGTACCACCGGAGTGGGAGAGTCCCACACCTGGGTCGGGTATGTCCATACCACCCGTCCACGCAGGGTGGGAACCACCTATGGGGCAACCGAAGTCATCTGTGTCTCCCCGTCGATGATCCTCAAACAGGCTAGTCAGGGTACCTGGCCCGATGGTCCGGTGATGTCGGCGGCATTCGACATCATCTCCAAAGCCGGTCTGGATGCGGCTTTGACCGAGCACCCCCTGATCAGTACACTGCTTGCCAACGGTAGGACCCACTGGCAGGTCTTGCGCGAGATCGCCACCCTGACCGGGTACAGCCTGACCTTCGACAACACCACGATCATCATGGCCCCCCACCGGACCTTCTTCGATCTGTATGCGCCCCGGGCGCGGGTATTCAGTCCAGGACAGGACAAAGACCTCCCGACCAACCTCACAGGCCGCACCCTGTACGACTTCACCCCCGACTGGTCGGACATGAGCGAGGACGAGTACGCCAACCATGCCGTCCTGGCAGGTTGGGCCGTTGACCCTGTCACGGGGGAGTCCCACCCGGTCAGTACCGCCAGTCCCACCGACCAGATCGCCTCCAACCGGGAATCCCCGGTCGTGAACCGATTCCATCACCGGGTCACCTACACCCCCCAGGAAGCCTCCCGACAGGCCCAAGACCTCCTCGCAGACCGGCGATGGATCAACCAGGCCACCATGTCCGGGATGGGCAGCCCCGACATCGGCCCCTACCGTCCTGTATACGTGGAAGGGATGGGGGAGGCCAATGACGGATGGTGGCAGGTGCTGGAGGTAGCCCACAGGATCACCAACCGCACCGAGTACACCGCAGAGATGCGGGTAGGCCGCGATGGATCACAGATCCCCTACCAGAAGCCCTCCCCCCTTCCGGTGGTCCCGGAGGCAGAACTGGTCGCCAGAGCGGGTTCCATCCGTAGGGAGCCCGTCTTCCGTACCACCGACGCGGGATCCATAGGCATCTCAGGCTTCGGGGACGTTGGCGGGTACTGGTCCTCACAGATTCTGAGAGGCTGACTGAAGTGACATGTTGTGGATGGTACCGGGCGATAGTACTGACAACCCCGGATGCCCTCAACCGGGTCCAGGTGAGGATCCCGAGCATCACCGGAGACGCCAGTGCAGGACTCGCCTGGCCGATGGATGTGAGAGATCCCGTGGAAAAGGGTGAGGGTGTCTGGGTGGTGTTCGAGGAGTCGGATATGCGCCGCCCGATCTGGGTAGGAAGGTGGTTAGCGAATGGCTAGGGAGCGCACGATCAGTTTCCCCTTCCGGATGCAGGGGGGGTCGCTGGTATCCACCACCGATTACCAGAAGATCTGGCAGGACCGGGTCCTGTCCGCTGTGGGGACGGCCATCGGGGAACGTCCCATGGACCGGGTCGACTATGGGACCACCCTGGCGAAGACGTTGTGGGCCAACTTCGATGATGTGGCGGAAATCGCCTCTGAGCAGGTTCCGGTGGCATTCTCCAAACACCTCACATACCTCGACCTGGCGGGGGTGGATGTCTATGAGACATACGACGACATGCTCGACCTGTCGAGCCTGGAAGTAGACATCACCTACACCCTGCCCAACGGGGATGATGTCACCTCGCGGGCGGTGGTCGGGTCCATCGAAGCGACTGGTGAGATCAACGCCTACGAGTCCTACGACGTTCCCGCCTACCCCTACCCGAGCAACGAAGACGACATCGAGGACGACTGACCATGGCCGACGACATCCTGAGGATCGGGTACCTCCCCTCCTACATCCCTCAGTCCTTCGACTACACCTCCAGGGACTACTACTCGATCCGGGCACACCTGATCGAGGTCGTGAAGAGTCGCATCCCGGAATGGACCGGCGAGGATCCCAGCGACTTCGGGCTTGCCCTCGTAGAGGCGATGGCCTACCAGGGCGACCTCATGTCCTACTACATCGACCGGGCCGGTAATGAAGCATTCCTGCCCACAGCCACCCGCCGCCAAAGTGTCATCAACATCGCCCGCATGCTCGGATATGAGCCATCGCGTGCGGTTGCCGCCCAGGGGGAGGTCACCTTTGAGGACAGGGTCGGCAGTGGGGTGACGATCCCCAAGTACACCCAGGTCTCAGCCGTTGTACGCCGTGAGAACGGCACCGATGACCGGGTCACCTTCACCACTGATTCCGAGGTGAGTATTCCTGCCAACACCGTGGGAGGTGTTCCCTCTCCGGGTGGGACGGTAACAGCAGTGATCACAGAGGGCTACATCGCCGATTCGGTCAGCACCGGCAATACGGGGGTGGCCTTGGGTGTCAGTGATGGGTCTCCCGACCAGTCCTTCGACCTTCCCTACACCCCGGTGGCTGCCGGAACCCTGGAGGTCTACATCTTCGACGGTGTGACCTCTACACTCTGGAACCGGGTCGCCAGGATCTACGAGTACTCCGCGCTGGACAACGTGTTCGAGGCCAGGCTGGCCGCAGACGGTACGGTCACGGTCCAGTTCGGTGACGGGGTGACGGGCCGGATCCCGCCTGTCACACACCGGGTCAGTGCCAAGTACCGGGTTGGGGGAGGTGCTCGGGGCAACCTGCCCGCAGGGTCCATCACCTCCATCGACAACCCCTCCCTGGAGGCAGTCATCGACGTGGTCCAGACTGCGCCGACATCGGGCGGCAGTGAGACCGAGACCACCTACTCCATCCGCCAGAATGCCTCCACACCTTTCCGGGCCAATCGGCGCGCCGTATCCGCCCAGGACATCGAGTCCCTGGCGCGTAATGTGGAGGGTTGCTATACCGCCAGCGCCCAGGCCAAGGTCTGGTCCAACATCCTCCTGGCAGTCGCACCCAACGACGACCTGTCGCTGACCCCAGGGATGTCAGGGGGGTCTCCCACCGCCTCCCAGAACACTTTGCGGGACAAGGTCAAGACCGACATCTCCCCATCTCTGATGATCGGCTCATCGCTGACCGTCCGAGATCCTGCCTATGTGAAGGTGGTCCTGTCGATCCAGGTCGACCTCGTCAGCACGGCGAAGCATTCCTTCGCGAAACCCAACATCACCTCCATCTTCAAGGATGGCCCCTTCTCCTACGAGAGGCGTGGCTTCGGGGGATCAATCACGATGGCCGATGTCATCACCGCTGCCATCACCAACACCTCCTACATCACCGGCATCCGGGTCGTCGCCCTGCACCGCTCTGGGCAGACCGGAGTGGTGGACGTGACCGCGCAATGGTTCGAGATCCTCTGCCTGGACACCGCAGACCTGACCATCGATTTCGGCTCCACCGGAATCAACGACCTCTAGGAGATCCTCATGGCAACACCGGCATACCCAGGGGCCGTCAAGACGTTCGGCGCTGACCTGGAGAACCTCGTCAATATCGTCTATGCCGCCCACGTCAACGATTTGAGGGCAGAAGTGGTGGCGGTTGAGACCGAGATCGGGCTGGGCCTACGCAAGTCCATCACCTGGGCCAACCGTCCCGCCTTTGACCGTCCCACCAGTGCCAATTTCACCTGGGGTGACCTCTCGCTGCGGCTGACCAACATCGAGGCTGGGCTGGTTTCCACCGCCACTGATATCCACCCCCAGTACTTTCTCACCACGGGTGGATCCCTAACCGGACCCATCAACATGGGAGGCAACAGGATCTCCAACCTGGGCAACGGGACAGTGAGCCAAGATGCGGTGAACCTGGGCCAACTCAACAGCGTGTCCACGGTCGCTAACGCCTCGCTGCCCCGGGCGGGAGGGGCCATGAGCGGCGACATCAACATGGGCGGTAGGTACCTCCTTAACATCGGCCAGTCGGGCGCGGCGAACGACGCGGCGACGGTCGGGCA